CCTAAACTTACGCGGGGTTGAAATTGGAAGTTTGCGTTTTTCGGCTGAAAACAGGGGGTGGCAAATGAAGCAACCCATCAATCGTCGCCAGGAGTAATCCGATGGGCCGGGGTAGGAAGCCGACGCCAAAACCGATTTTGCAGATTCGTGGCGCGAGAGTTCGCGGCCCGCACAAGTCTGGCATCGACGCGCCGCCGGGAGTTCCGCCCGCGCCGACGTGGATGTGTGCCGTCGCAAAAAAAGAGTGGCAGCGGATCGTGCCGATGCTGGAGGCGAGTCGCGTGATGAGCCCGCGTCATCAGCAGACGCTTGCCGCCTACTGCGATTCGTTCGCCGACATGGTGCAAGCCGACGAAGAGTTGAAGGCGAATGGCACGACGATCATGGACGACAAAGGTAGGGTGAGCAATCACCCGGCGTGGCTCCGCAAGCGTGACGCTCGGAACCAGATGCTGAAGTTCGCAGCCGAGTTCGGGCTGACCGCATCCGCACTCGCGAGGGTATCGGCCGTTGACGAAAAGAAGCCGGAAGACGAAGCCGCAGACTCCATCCTGTTCGGATGATTGCCGGTGTGCGTCATGCCGGGCGGTGCTCTTTTTCGAGCGGCTCTTCACGCACGCGAAGGGCGAGCTAGGCGGCAAGCCGTTTTCGCTTGAGCCGTGGCAACGCGACTACGTGCGGGCGTTGTTCGCGGAGAAGGACGGGCGGCGAGTCGTGCGAACGTCGCTCCTCGCCCTGCCCCGTAAGAATGGCAAGAGTAGCCTGTGTGCCGGGATCGCGTTGCGGCTCTTGTTGGAGGACGAGCCGGGCGTCGAAGTCTATTCGTGTGCGGCGTCTCGCGATCAGGCGAGGCTCGTGTTCGACATGGCGAAGGTAGCGGTCGAGCAGTCGCCCGCGTTGTCGAAGCATCTCAAGGTGTACCGGAATGCCATTGTCCGCGAGGAGACTCACGGAACGTACAAGGCGTTGAGTGCCGAGGCGGGGATTCAGCACGGGCTTTCGGCTCATGGCGTGATCTTTGACGAGTTGCATGTAAGCAACCGCGAGATGTGGGAGGTGATGCTGTCGAGCCAAGGGGCGAGGCGGCAGCCGTTGACGGTGGCACTCACCACGGCGGGCTATGATCGCAAGAGCGTTTGCTGGGAGGTGTGGAAGTATGCCGAGCAAGTCGCGAGCGGAGCGGTGAAGGATGACACGTTCCTGCCTGCGATCTACGCGGCTCCGATCGACGCCGATTGGAAGGACGAAAAGACGTGGGCGGTTGCGAACCCGAATCTGGGCGTGTCGGTGAAGCTCGACTTCCTGCGAAGCGAGTGTGCCCGTGCCATTGAGATGCCGACGTATGAGAACACGTTTCGGCAGTTGTATCTGAACCAGTGGACGGAGCAGGACACCCGCTGGCTGCGAATGGATCACTGGGCACAGGGGGCGGTCGAGTGCCCGACGATTCTGGAGGGCCGGGATTGCTGGGCCGGGCTCGATCTCGCGACGACGTATGACACCACGGCGTTCGTGATGGTGTTTCCGCTGGAGGATGGCAAGGTCTGGGTGGAGCCTCACTTCTGGATTCCATCCGAGAACATGCACGCCCGGGTGAGGCGGGACAAGGTGGCGTATGACGCATGGGCTCGCCAAGGCTTTCTCCATGTGACCGATGGCAACGTCACGGACTTTGACCAGGTGCGTGCAGACATCAACCAACTAGCCAAGAAATACAGCATTCGGCAGATCGCGATTGACCGATGGAACGCGACCCAGTTGGCGAACCAACTGCAAGGCGATGGGCTTTCGGTGGTAGGGTTCGGGCAGGGCTACGGCTCCATGTCCAGCCCGTCGAAGCAGTTAGAAGCGTTGGTCGTTGGCGGCAAGTTGCTGCACGGCGGGAACCCCGTGCTGACGTGGCAGGCGGGCAACGTGGCGATACAGCAGGACACGGCAGCCGGAAACATCAAGCCGAGTAAGGCACGAAGCACGGAGCGTATTGACGGGATCGTTTCCCTCGTGATGGCAATCGGCATCTATGCCGCTCAAGACGCGGCAGCGTCATCTGGCCCCGAGATCTTCTTCATATGAGCGTCACGACCCGCGACACGAACCGGATTCTCTGGCTCCCCGGCGAGGAGCGGATGTGGGATGACGAGGGAACGAGCCGGTCTGCCGCTGGCGTGCGGATCACGAGCGACAACGCATTGCAGGTGACGGCGGTATTCGCCTGCCTGCGGATTCTCGGCGAGACGGTCGCGAGCCTGCCGCTGCATCTTCTAGAGCGGATGGCGGAAGGTGGCAAGCGGCAAGCCCGCGAGGTGCCGCTGTATCGCTTGCTGCATCAGCAGCCGAACGATTGGCAGACATCGTTTGAGTGGCGAGAGCAGGCTGTGCTGCATATTGGCTTGTGGGGCGATGCCTACTCCGAGATCAAGGGTGCCGGCACTGGCACGCAGTTGATTCCGTTGCACCCGAGTCGGATGAAAGTCGAGCGAATCGAGAACGGGCGACTCCGCTACAAGTACCGCGAGGACAAGGGCAGCGAGACCGTCTACTCGCAGGATCAGATTCTCCATGTTCGCGGCCCGTCCGATGACGGCGTTCATGGCATCTCGATCGTCGAGAGTTGCAAGGACGCGATTGCACTGGCGCGGGCGTGCGAACTCCACGGGGCGCGGTTCTTTGGCTCCGGTGCCCGTCCTGGGTTCGTGCTGTCGACCGATGGGCAACTCAACGCCGAGGCCCGCGAGCAACTGCGGAGCCAGTGGGATCGGCGGCATGGCGGCGTCGGCAACTCGCACTCGACGGCGGTTCTCACTGGTGGGCTGAAGCCATACGAAGTGCCGCTGGTCAACAACACTGATGCCCAGTTTTTGGACGCCAGGGCGTTTCAGTTGGCTGAAGTGGCGCGGCTCTTCCGCGTGCCGATGCACCTCTTGGGCGTCATGAATGGTGGGTACGGCTCGATCGAGCACGCCGGGCTGGACTTCGTGCAGCACACGATTCTGCCGTGGCTGCGTCGGTTTGAGTCGGCATTCATGCGTGACCTGATCGCTGACGATGACCGCTATCAGGTTGAGTTCGACGTTCGCGGGCTCTTGCGTGGCGATGCCGCGAGTCGGTCGGCGTACTACCGTGCGATGTGGGACATCGGGGCACTTTCCACGAACGACATTCTTGAACTGGAAAACAGAAACCCGGTGGAGGGCGGCGACACCCGCTACCGTCCTCTCAATATGGGCACGCTGGGCCAGGAGCCGAGCGAGGCGGACGTTCTCGCACAGCAGCAGCCCGGCAGCGGCATCGACGGGCAAGCGGTAGAGGGCGGGCTGGCGACTGCGGAAGAGGCGGCGCCGGAGCCGCAGGCAGAAACCAGCCTGAGCACGGCGGAAGTCGCCTCGCTGCTCACGATCGTCAAGCAGATCACAGACGGGCTTTTGAGCATCGACGCCGCACGGGCGATCATCGCGGCTGCGTTCCCGGTGCTGTCGGCGGCCCGCGTCGAGACGATCCTGCAAGGCGTGCAGGCACCGGCACCAGAGCCGGTCGCGGAGCCGGTCGCACCCGAGGTGCCCGCTAAACCGCAGGCGGTGGTCGAACAAGTCTCCGAGCGTGCCGCTCCCGGCAGCGTTGTCGAAGGCGACTTCGTCTCATGGGATTCGTCTGGCGGTCGTGCCCGTGGGCGGATCGACCATGTCATGGACTACGGCACGCTCGATGTGCCGGGCACCGACTTCAAGATCGACGCGAGCGAGGAAGACCCGGCGGCGCTCATCACGGTCTACGAAGAGGTGAACGGCGGGTGGCGTGCGACTGAAACGCAAGTCGGGCACAAGGTGGCCACACTCACGAAGATCGACCCGCTGCCCGAGCCTCCGGCGGTCGAGGAGAACGCCTACGGCAAGCTGAAGCGGAAGGGGCGGAAGCGTGGCAGCTAGGTACGACCACATCGACTTCACGCCCCCGGCTGGCGTGCGGGAGGAAGCGGCGAAAGGGCTGGCGTGGCGAAGCGAATACGGACGCGGCGGCACGGCAGTCGGCGTTGCCCGCGCGAGAGACCTGAGCAACGGAGTGAACATCTCGCCGGAAACGGCACGCCGCATGAAGGCTTTCTTCGACCGGCATCAAGGAAACAAGCAGGCGGAAGGATGGAGCCCCGGCGAGGCGGGTTTCCCGTCAAACGGGCGCATAGCACACGCATTGTGGGGCGGTGACGCCGGGCAGGCGTGGGCGAACAAACTGGTGCGGCAGATGAACGCCGCTGACGAGAACGACAGGAGTGCAATCATGCAGATCGAGCGACGGGCGATTGCGATCGACGAGGTGGAATCCGCTGTGCCGCTGCTTGCGGTTGAGAGCCGCAGCGACGACGGCGGCGGCGAGCGTGAGTACATCGTCGGGTACGCGGCGAAGTTCGGCGTGACCTCGCTTGACCTGGGCGACTTCATCGAGCGGATTGATCCCGGCGCGTTCAGCATCGTGAGCGAGCGGCGCGGGCGAAAGAAGCCGCTCGAAACGCGGGCTCTCTGGAATCACGACCCGAACTATCCCCTCGCTCGGTTCCCCGGCACGCTGTCGATGCGGGTGGACGAGGTGGGGCTGCGTTACGAATTCCCGGTGCCCGACACGTCCTACGGGCGAGACATCGCCAGCAACATCCGTGCAAATATCGTGAAGGGATCATCCTTCAGTTTCACCGTGCCCAGCGGTGGCGATTCGTGGGCGGTTGAGGACGGTCGCAGCGTGCGGACGATCAACAGGATTGACTCGCTCCTCGATGTCGGGCCGGTGACATTCCCGGCGTACCCCGACGCAGACGTAACGGTTGCCCAGCGTTCGTATGATGCGTTCCGCCAGCAGTCACAGGCAGCGATTGCCCGCCGGGTTGCGGCTGCGAAACGGGCGAATGATCTCCGCGAGTATCTCAAGGCACATGGCCGCTAAGTCGGGCGATCTCTGTGAACGCTGCGGGCGGGGCCGGCTGAACGTCGCGTCGTCGCAGTCGCGTGGCGAGTACCAGACTCGCTACCTGCGGTGCCAGTGCTGCGGTGCCACGGCGAAGAGCGTGGTGCCGGCGGAATATATCCGCAGGCGGACGCTTCCTTCCTAGTAAACGACGCGGCTGCGTTTCTGGATGGGTGGGGGTGGGGATTCCTAGCGTGAGGGTATCGGCGTCGTGGAGACGCTGTTTCCCGAACACAAGGAGTTCACCTCGTGGACAAGATCAAGCAACTGCTCGACGAACTGGCCGCCGTTGTCGCTGAGATGGAAGCGATGACCGATGACGCCCCCGAGGGCGAGGAAGCCGCTCCCATGACTGAGGAGCAAGAGGCTTCGCTGCGGAGCCTGGAGCAGAAGGCGGACAAGCTCCGCGAGCGGATCGAGTTCATGCAGCGCGTGCGTGCCAAGGAACTGGAACTGCGTTCCGTTCTGGAGCGTGCCGCTCCGGTCAAGGCTGTGATCACCCCCGAGGTCAAGGAGACTGAAGTGGAAAAGCGTGAATACGCGGTGCCGAAGGCTCACAACAGCCTGCGGGCTTTCAAGGATTCCGAGTCTGCCTATCGTGCCGGAATGCACCTCAAGGGGTATGTGTTCGGCGACAAAGAGGCTCGTCGGTGGTGTGCTGACCACAACGTCGAAAGCCGCGTGCAGGCCGGTGGCGTCAATGCCCTCGGCGGCGTTCTCGTGGCTCCCGAGATGGCATCGGAAATCGTGAGACTCGTCGAAGAGTTCGGTGCGTTCCCGCAGTACGCTCGCCGGGTGTCGATGAACAGCGACACGCTGGTGATCGCTCGCCGGACGGGTGGCCTCGCCGCTCGCCCGGTTGGCGAGAACGTCGAGGTGACTGCCTCCGACGTGACCTTCGACAACGTCGAACTGTCGGCGAAGATTTGGGGCGTGGCGAACCGCGTTCCCAACTCGCTTCTGGAAGACTCCATCATCGACCTCGCCGACGCGATGGCTGTCGAAGTGGCTCAGGCGTTCGCCGAAGCCTTCGACAACTCCGGGTTCATCGGTGATGGCACCAGTGCCTACCACGGGGTGACCGGCATCTGCACGAAGGTGCTGGAAGCCGCGCACACCGCGTCGGTTGTGACTGCTACTGGCAACGCGACCTTTGGTGCCTTGACGATGGCGAACTTCACCGACATGGTCGCTCGGCTCCCGCTCTACGCTCGCCGGAACGCTGCGTTCTACGTCAGCCCGGCTGGCTGGGGCTCGGCGATGCTGCGGCTCGCGATGCTGCCCGGCGGTGCCTCTGGCCCTGGCGGCAACAGCACGAGCGACGTGGCTGCCGGGTTCGGCGAGCGGTTCCTTGGGTATCCGGTGCGTCTGGTTCACTCGATGGAGTCGGCTCTTACCGGCACGACCGGCAAGGTGGCTGTGCTCTTCGGCGATCTCTCGCAGGCGGCGACCTTCGGCGAGCGTCGGGCTGTCTCGATCCGCACGGCTTCCGAGCGGTACATCGAGTACGATCAGACCCTCACCTTCGCGACGACTCGCAATGCGATGGTCGTTCACGATCTCGGCTCGACCACCAAGGCTGGTCCGGTCGTGGCCCTCAAGTTCGGTTGATCCACACCCCTTCCTACGGAGAACTCTGACAGATGAACTACGTTGAAGCTAGCAAGACGGTAGCGAAGGTCGTGGACGGGGCGAGCATTGCCCACCCGATCGACTGCAAGGGCTACAACCATGCCTCGATCGACGTGGCGTATGAGCCCGTCGCTGCGGCTGGCACTGCCTCTGCCGTTGCCACGGTGCTGAAGCTCCAGAGCAGCGACACCAATGGCTCCTTCAGTGACCTGACGGGCTACGTCGGCGGGACGGATTTCACGATCCCGACGCCTGCCAACACCAACGACACCGTCGTGGTGCGGTTCGATGTCGACCTGCGGGGCAAGAAGCGATACCTCAACGTCGCTTCGACGCTCCAGACCTCGGGCGGCGTGGCTTCGGTCGTGCGTCTGAGCAAGGGCGAGGTCGGCGGCGACAAGGGTGCCAACGTCTCGGTCGACTGACGCTTGACATAGGTGCAACTCTGAACGGGCGGCTCTCACTCGGGGGCCGCCCGTTCTCTTTTTGAGGTTGCAAATGATCGTCAAGGTGGGGACCAGTGAGGTTGACGTTCGGGTCGAGGCGATCATGTCGATGCCTCGGCTCTCGTTCACGGCGAACCATTTCGCGTGGGCTCAGGCTCTCATGCCGCTCGGGATTCGCCCGACGATGGGCACCGGGGCGTTCTGGTCGCAGGTGAATACCCGCGTGATGGAGCAGTTCATCGACTCGTGCGAATACCTGCTCACGATCGACTACGACACGTTTTTCACGAAAGCGGATCTGGAGCATCTCTTCGCCCTGGCGTTGACGTTCCAGTGCGATGCCGTGACCGGGCTCCAGACGAAGCGCGAGGACGGTCGCCCGATGCTCACGCTCAAGGGCACGCTGGATAACCCGCCGAAGGATGGCGCTACGACGCTACCGGCGTCATGGTTTGCCGAGCCGGTGCAGGAAGTCGATTCGGCCCACTTCGGGCTCACGGTGATTTCGACCGCTGCCCTCAAGCGTGCGAGGAAGCCATGGTTCTGGAGCAAGCCGGGGCCGGATGGCTCGTGGAACGAAGGCCGCACCGACGACGACATCTATTTCTGGCGCAATTGGCGAGAGAGCGGGAACCGCGTTTTTGTCTCGCCCCGCATTGTTCTAGGCCACGGCGAGTACGTCATTACGTGGCCCAGCAAGGACTTTTCCAAGCCTGTTTTCCAGTGGACTACTGACTTCACGACGACCAACAAAAAGCCCGAAACTGCATGGAGTATCACCGGATCATGAAAATCAAAATGAGCAGAGCGTATGCCAGCTACAAGGCTGGTGAAACGGTCGAGGTCGATGACGGTCTGGCGGCGAGGCTCCTGGCGTGGGGCTACGCGGTCGAGGATCGCCAGCGTGATCTGATCGAGACGGCGGCGGTAGAGCATCGGGCGGAATCGGCGGACGTGACGCCCAAACGGAGACGCGGCAAGACATGAGATACCGCAGCCTCAAGCGTGTCACCTCGCCGGTCGTGGAGCCGGTCAGTCTCGCGGAGGCGAAGACGCACTGCCGCGTCGATAGCGACGAGGCGAGCGAGAACACCTACCTGATGTCGTTGGTCGCTGCGGCCCGCGAGTGGGTGGAAGACTATATCGACCGCTCGCTCGTGAAGACCGAGTGGCAGATGCGGCTCGACAAGTTCCCGCCAGAGATCGAACTGCCTCGCCCGCCGATGCTGCCTGTCACGACCGATACGCCGGTCACGCTGACGTATACCGTCAACCAAACCGGACAGACGGCAACGCTCTCGACGGCATCGTACCGCGTGGACTCCGACTCGACGCCGGGCGTGCTGCGGAACCTCTACGGCGGAACGTGGCCCAGCAATCTCGATGACCCGAACTCGATCACCGTGACTTGGTGGGCCGGCTACGGCGAGGATGGGCGATCGGTGCCGACGCGGGCACGGCACGCGATGCTGATGCTCGTTGGTCACTGGTACGAGCGACGGCTTGCGGCGGACAACGTCGCGGCAGCCGAGGTGCCGTTCGGCGTCAAAGCCCTGCTCGATAGCGTCTCATGGGGGAGCTACACCTGATGGCGACATACGAACAACTCCCAGGCTCGCTCGGGCTTTCGTTTCGTCGCGGCGACGAACTGGGCACGACGATTGACTTCACGCCTACGAACCTGACCGGCTATACGGTGACGAGTGACATTGTGAGCCTAGTCACTGGCGACGTGGTTCAGCCCGTCACGGTTGCCATCAGCAACGCGACGGCTGGCGTGGTTGCTATCTCGCTGACAGAGACGCAGACGGCGGCACTGCCGGTTGGCACCTACGGGTGGCGTCTTGAGTGGGATGCCCCCGGCAGCGTGAGGCGTACAGCCCTGCAAGGCACATGCGAGGTTGTGGGATGATTAGCGTTGCGGTCACGAGCAGCAAGATTGCGGCGTCGGCGGGCGGCTCGTCCGTAACGGCGGCGGTGACTTCGCAGCCCGTGGCAACTGCGGTAGCTGGCGGCATTGGCCCCCAAGGGCCGCAGGGCGTGGCTGGCACGGCGTTGCAGTCGGCGTCGGATGTTGCGCTGTCTGGCCTGACTGACGGCGACGTACTGCGGTACAGCAATTCACGGTGGCGAAACTATCCAGAGGACGACCTCCTAGACGCAGGGAATTTCTAGCATGGCAGCGACTATTCGTATCAAGCGGACGGCGACCTCGAACCGACCGGCAAGCCTCAAGAATTCCGAGATGGCATTTATCGAGGGTAGTTCGATCCTCGTCATCGGCACCGGCACGTCTGGCGAAAACGCCGCAAGCATCATCGACATCGGCGGCACCGGCGCGTTTTTGGGACTCGCCAACTCCCTGACGCAGACCGCCGCCGGCACCTACACGTTCTCGGGTGGCGTGACGTTCTCGTCGACGGTGGCCCTTGGTGCATCGGCCACGGCGACCACGCCGACATCGAGCGACAACTCCACAACGATCGCGACGACTGCCTACGTCAAAGCTCAGAACTACCTGACGGCCAACCAGACCGTCACGCTCTCTGGCGATGCCACGGGCAGCGGTACAACTGCAATCACGGTCACGGTTGCCAACGATGCAATCACGAACGCCAAACTCGCCAACATGGCGACGGCGACCATTAAGGGTCGCGCGTCGGCGGGCACCGGCGACCCGGAGGATTTGACGGCGAGCGACGTGAAGACGCTGCTGGCTATCGTCCATACGGACCTGAGTGATTTCGACACGGGCGTGCAGCAAAACCGCCTCGACCAGATGGCGGCCCCGACTTCGGCTGTCTCGATGAACAGCCAGAAACTCACGAACGTCGCCACTCCCACCGATGCGAACGACGCCGCGAACAAAGCCTACGTCGATGCCGCGAGGTCTGGCCTCGACGTGAAGGCGAGCGTTCGGGCCGCGACGACCGCAAACATCACGCTCTCAGGCGAGCAGACGATCGACGGCGTGAGTGTAGTCGCTGGTGACCGGGTGCTGGTCAAGAATCAGTCGACGGGCAGCGAAAACGGCATCTACGTTTGCGCCGCCGGGTCGTGGTCACGGGCCACGGACGCCGACGTTGACGCCGAAGTCACGCCGGGGCTGTTCACGTTTGTCGAGGAAGGCACCGTCGCCGCCGATAGCGGCTGGGTGCTGACGACCAACGGAGCGATCACGGTCGGCACGACCTCGTTGGCGTTCTCTCAGTTCTCCGGTGCCGGTCAGGTCACGGCTGGCGACGGCTTGACGAAGAGCGGCAGCACGCTGAACGTCGTCGGCACGGCTGACAGGATCACGGCGAACGCCGACAGCATCGACATCGCCTCAACCTACGCTGGGCAGAACTCGATCGTCACTGTTGGCACTCTGACGAGTGGTGCATTGGGAACTGGATTCACTGCGGTTGCGGTGGCTCAGGGCGGGCTTGGACTCACGAGTGCCGTGAGCGGACTGCTCAAGGGAGCGGCGGGAGCCTATTCGGCTGCGGTGGCTGGGACGGATTACCTCGACCCGAACTCAACGATTGACGGCGGAACTTATTCGTAATGCCCAACACCATCCGAATCATGAGTAGTGCCACAGCCGGCTCCGAGCCGACAACGCTGGCGGCTGGCGAGTTGGCACTGAACCGGTCTGATGACGAACTGTATTTCCTTGACGAGTCGAACAACATCGTGAGCATCGTGGCGATCGACTGCGGCGAGATCGTGGCATGACGCATGGCAAACGTAATACAGATCAAGCGAAGTTCGACGCCGGGTGCGGTTCCCTCGTCGCTCGCGGTGGGCGAACTGGCACTGAACCGTGCGGACGGGGAACTTTATTACCTCGATGCGTCCGATCAGATTGTGAGCCTGCTCGACCTGGACTGCGGCGAGATTGTCGATTCGTCACCGGGCGGCGGCGGCGGCGGCTCGACGCTCTCGCTGTGGCGGGCTGAGGCACTCGACGGCAACTGGCACTGGAGCGATTGATAAATGGCACACCCCAACCTGAACGACCCGACGAACGTGGAGGGCTTGTCGCTGGCGACAGCCGTAGGCACGTCGGCGACCACAATCGTGTCGAACGGCACGGCGTCGAGCGCGACGATCCGAATCGTCTCGATGTACGTTGCGAACATCGACGGCTCATCTGCCGCTGACGTTACGGTGAAGCTGGCGACCGGCACAAACGCCTGGTCGATCGCCAGCACCGTGAGCGTGCCTGCCGATGCGACTGTCGAGGTTGTGAGTGGACGCCCCCTGTATCTCAAGGAAGGCGATTCGCTGACCGCGACCGCCTCGGCTGCGGGTGACCTCGAAGCGGTCGTCAGTTACGAAAAGATCACCTAGTACCCCACCTCACAACGGTAGCGCACTATGTCCATCCGCTCTAACGGCTCCTACATCGGACCTCGCCCGGCTGGGCCTAGCAGTACGGTCGCGTCTGGCATCTGGGATCTGCGGACTGTTGAGCGGCAGCGTCGGGCGAGTGCGTGGCCGGGCGACCCAGCAGACGAGTTTTTTTCGTCGGTCGCCATCCTCCTCCACATGGACGGCAGCGGCAGCACGTTTGTGGACTCAAGCGGGACGCCGAAAACAATCACTGCCGCTGGCAACGCAACGCAATCTACAGCTCAAAATAAATTTGGCGGCAAGTCTGCGTTGTTTGACGGCACTGGAGACTACCTGACGGCGTCTGGATCAGGCATCAGTGTAGGGAGCGGCAGCTTCACAATCGAAGGCTGGTTTTACCTGAACTCTTTGCAGTCAGGGATTCGCACGCTCTGGGCGCATCGCGACAGTGCCAGCGGTATAGGCGGTGCGGCGCTTACTCATACTGGCGGCTCTGTGCGGTTATATATCTCCAATAACGACGGAAGCGATTGGCAAACATTGGATTTCAACACCGGCCTCAGTCTTTCTAGCGCAACGTGGCACCATGTCGCGTTAGTGCGGCACGGAAATACAATCCGCTCGTTTGTCGACGGGGTTGCTGGCACAACAACTACAGTTCTCGCTGAACAAATCTTTACCAGCGGCAACTTCAGCCTAATGGCAGGGTCAGCGGCTGGCACTCAGGAAGTGGATGGATATTGCGATGACTTCCGACTGACGGTCGGCGTAGCACGCTACACAGGCGGATTCACGCCCCCTGCCTCGGCGTTCCCAGATGGCGAGGCAAACGTGTCGCTTCTCCTCCACATGGACGGCAGCAACGGGTCAACGACGTTCACGGACTCGTCTTTGAACGGCGTGGCGATGACGGCATCGGCGTCCAACG